TGACCCAGGGGCGCCTGCGCTGCCGGTAAAGGCATTGATTACAAATGGATGATAAGACCATGACGCGCCGTCCCATGTCACTGATTGATTGACATAGAAGGATTGCCACCTGTGGTAGGTGTTGGTGCTATCGAAAATGCGCATATAAAGCGCCTGGCTTCTATTGGTTTTCATCGCACTCCTGCGTATCTACGGCCACCGGAAGATCTGACACTGCTATAAATTGACACGGCCATTGATTGCATGGCTTTTTCCATATCAGACACAGTGACGTAATTGGTCCCATCCATTTGTGTCACGGGACCAGTTTGAACATTGATCTGCGCATTGCTCGGCACCACCACGCCACCCTCGGCAAAGCGCGGGATGGCAGCAGGGCCACGCATACCAGCCATCCAGTTGGCCGCAAATTTGCCAGCCTTAGACTGCGGCACAATATATTCAGGCTCTCCTCCCTCGCCAACCATTGCCAAAGTAGGGCCATTAACGACGCCACCCTCTGCGAAGCGTGGCAACGTCACATTGCTAATTGTTGGGATGCTAACTCCGGGCACCTTGTTGGCCGCTTGAATTAGCTTGTTAATCCCAGCGATTGCCGAGTTGATGCCTTTCTCGACAATGCCAATAAGAGTGTTGAACACGCCCTTGACAACATCAGCAGCAGCCTTGAATGGTGCAATGATGAAGTCAGTGACTCGCTTAAAGGCACTCTTTAGCGAGTCAACCATAGAAGACGCAATCCTTTGGATCGGTCCGACGAACTTATCTTTGAAGAAATTAAGGCCCATTTCAAAGGGCTTTTTGATAAGGTCAAATATCTTAAGCCAAGGCTTGAGATAAAAATCAATAACAACTTGGCCCAACTTTAAGACTGGCTCAATAAAGACTTTCTTATATAAGCCAGCTATTTCGACAAAGACTATGCCAATGCCTTTGAAAGCGTCGATAATTTTATCGCGGAAGGCATAGATGGCTATGCCAGCAGCAACAGCAAGTGTCACCCATCCAACTGGGCCAGTAAATACCGCAATAAGAACCTGGCCAAGACCAGTCAATCCAGCGACAAGGGGGGCGATCGCACCAGCCCAGCCGGCAATCACAGCAGGGATTCCGACAATCGCTGCCGCGATACCGGCAATAAGCGGGCCAAGTGCAGTGAACACCGTGATGATCGCCGTGATTGCAGGCGCCAGTGCAACAAAGGCGACCGTGAGCGCAGCTGCGCCAGCAATGAACCCCTGCTGTTGCGGCGTCAGCGTGGCGAACCACTGGCCGATCTGAGCCAGTGTGCCAAGGAAGCCTGTCAGCACAGGAACCAAGGCTGCGATTGCGCCAGGCAATGCTGCACCAAGCTGCTGCGCCATCTGCGTGATGTAAGGCAAAGCAGCCGTGATGGCTTGATTAAATGGCCCTGCCAGTTCACGCATGATTGCATTGATTGCATCGTTGAACTTGTCAGCAGCCTGCGCCATCTCAGTGGTGATAGTGGCTGAGTATTGGCTCATGGCTTCGCGGCCACCGTTCAACATCGGAATCAGGTTGGCGCCTGATTTGCCGAAGATCTCCATCGCCAATGCAGTCTTTTGCGCACCATCTGGCAGCTTGCTGAACTTATCGGCAATGTCGAGCATCACCGCGTCAACGCTGCGAATCTTGCCGCTTGCGTCCGTCGAACTAATCCCAATAGATCTGAGCGCTTCGTTGGCTTTAGAAGTTGGGTCAACAATCCCTTTGGAGAGCTTGCCCATGGCTTTGGCAACTTCATCCAAGCTGCTGCCACTATCTTCCGCTGCGGCTCCAAACTTGCTTAGCGCTTCAACGCCAACACCAGTGCGTTGGCTCAGATCGTTGAGGTTGTCTGCTGCATCAATCGCATTCTTGCCAAGCACTGCAAGGCCGCCAACTGCAGCAGCACCAAGACCGGCGATGGCAATGCCGGCATTTTTGGCCATGCCGCCAAGCTTGTTGAACGCACCACTCAAGCCGCCGGCCTGATTGTTTGCCTTGTCAAGCGAACGAGTCAAACCATCAATCTGGGCCAGACCGTCAACCTTGGCCCTGATCGTCAGGGCAGTTGTCATGTCCAGCGCCATGGCTATTTCTTGCGCTTGTTGACTGCTGCAACCACTGTAGCCTCGATGATCTGCAGATCACCTAGAACCTCGGCTGGATCAACGATCTGCAGTAGATCAAACACCCACCGCACGGCGCCATAGTCGAGGCCGATCATGGTGCCGGAATCAGTACGCCATTGCGTCTGCACCTTTAGGAACACACGCACGGCTGCCCATGCTTCTGGCTCCACCTCAAAGTTGACGGCCGCCTTGCTCGGTGGTGGTTCGATGCCGAACACAGCTGCATCCTTTGCTGTGTCGTCAACCTCCATGCCGCCTAGCCAATGCTCAGCGGCCCCGATCAGTTTTTTCTCTTCTGCTCCACCAGCGACTCAAAGTAGGCGGCAACCAAAGCGCCGGCCATCATTGGCACATCCAGCAGTTGCGCCTTTACCGCATTGCTGAAGGGCACGGGCTCACCATCGCCATCGATGATTCCATCCCAGCCAACCAGGATCTCATCGGCAATGCTCTGATCACTGACGCCCTCGCCAGTGTCTTCACCCTTTTCGTTGGCCTTAACGCGCAGCTGCACCTCGCGCTGAATCTCGTTGATGCGGCTTTGTGCCAGCCGCTTGAACTCAGCATCAAAGGTCTGCCGCTCTCGCTTCCCCCCATTGGCCGGGAGCTTGATGCTCACCGGCCAGGTATAGGAGTCTGACTGCTTAAGGACAAATGCCACGCGGATCAGGTGAAGACAATCTCCATCTCATCATTGCCCGAATCGGTCGGGGTGGCAATGTATGGCAGGGTCAGCATCTGGATGCCGTCTTCATCGCTATAGGACGGGTTGCCCAGATCGATCTGATCAGCGGTGAAGGTCACGATATTGCCAGCGGTCTGGCCGTGCTGGAAGGTCAGGTTTCCAGTGCTGCTGCCGGTGGCATCGTTAAAGAAGTTGTGAGCGCTGACCGAGACGGCCTCAATCATCACCTCACCAGCAGGGGCGCGGTTGGTGATGATCACTTCCTTGGTGCAGCCCACCAGCTCGCGATAGACCAGCTCATTGGCCAGTTCCATCGTGAAGCTCTGAAGGCAACCGGCATAGCTGAACACCTCGAAGCCAGTGGTGTTGCCCTGCTTGAACACCACCGGATCAGCTTGATTGGCGTAGGTGGGGCTGCTGATAGCCGATGCGGTCGGGGCGTTGTAAATGCCCGTGAACTCGAATGCAATGGTGGGGATCTCACCAACGGTGCAGTTCAGCGAGAAGGTGCCGCGGCAGCCGGTGGCCTTGTGCAGCACGCCATCGTTGTTGAAGTAGATCGTGACCGAGCCGGGCGAAGCGTTGCTGTTCGGCGTATAGGTGACGCTCGTGCTAGCCGATACGGTCTCAGTGAACATGCTTTCAGCAGCGGGCCATATGCCGGGGCAGTGCCAGCAGTGCCAGAACCTGCAAGCTCCACTTCAAAGTTCACCAGCACACGGGTTTGGGCTAGCAGCTGCTCGGATTGGCCGAGGTAAGGGCGGATCAGCTCACGACTTACGGTGTCAGCCTCGAGGGGCGTCACCTCGATATTGCGCACCAGGATGGCGTTGGCGCCAACAGTTGGCGTAGGGTCGACGCCATAGGTAGTCTCGATTTCGGCCAGCAGCAGCTGGCGGCGGGAAAGCAGCGGCATGGCTTGGCCGGATGGAATCTTTCAACCCATCGTAGCCGGCTCAGCTGATAGTCAAATTGGTGACTGAGGTGCGATAACGCACAAGATATTCGCAGCCAATCACGCCAGCCGGTTGATCAGCTTCCACCATCTCGAAGCTCACCGATTGCGGTTGCACATCAATCGCATATCCGCCGAGCGTAAGATCGGCCATCATCTTGGCGTGCAGGCTCTCAATGATCGGATCAGCCGTCTGATCCGGCACCGTGCCACGCACGATCACCGCGATCCGCACGGTCAGGCTCCAATCCAGCGTGGGCAAGCTGGTGTTCTGCTGCGCTGTATCCGAGATCGGCTCGATCACAAGTGCCGGGCTTTCGCCGCGGCTCAGTGGTTCCACCCTGCTGCGATAGATCCTGGTGCTAACGCCAGTTGTTCCGGTGAGCGCCGTGCGGATCGCCGTCAGTACCTGTTCGCGCTTGGTAGTCATGGTTATGCCGAGGCAACCTGCACCAATGTGCAGATGATGCCGGGGATGCTGGGATGTGCCGGGCTACTTGATGCCGGATCGGCATTTATATAGGCTGCCACATTGCTGGTCATCCACATCAGCTCAATGTAGTCACCACCTACCAAGCCCAGCACAAAGTTCACGGTGCCGATAACGTTGCCTTCCACGCCTCCATGGCTGGAAATGACACTGAATTTGCTGTCGCTTGCAGGCACATCACCACTGCTACCGCTGTCGTTCTTGCGCAACCAGACGTTCACATCATGGATCTGCGCGTCACTATTGCTGAACTGGATCGAGAACGTGAAGCTATAGATTCCCGGATGGTCAACCGTGATCCGGCTGTCCGAGACGATTCTTACGCCACGGCTTGTCAGATCAACCTGTCGTAAAAAAATCGGATAGGCAGTGTTGATCGCCGCCGCAACTTGTGAGGTCGTATCCCAGAACGATCCCCAGTACCCAGGGCAGCCGTGGTACGGCAGCTTGCTCCATGGCGTCAGACCATTGCCGATCTTCAGATTCTGCGTATCACTCTCAAGGCCAGGCTCTCCTGCCATCAGCACAGGATTCAGCGCTGCCCATTGGCTTCTGGTGTTGACCTTGAATGGACCGCTCATGTCTTCTGCAATCCGAGTTGTACGAATTTGCCGTCATCCATGAGCATGGTCTCTCTGACGGTATAAGC